TAATAATAATCGTAGTTATCCATTTGCGATTCGCCGTAGATTGTATCGCCTGCTTGAGCCGATTCCACAGTATCATCCATCGTAACTTCGTAATCACTGCCGGATGTACTTTGCGACGAGAACGTCAAAGTTTCAATGTTAACTCGCGAAAACTTGTCATCGATAACACAGCAGTCTTCGCATTGATCACAACACCCCATTTAGCATTGGACTCCGGTTAGTTGCCATAGGTTTTGCTGGATGTTGTATGCAACGTCACAGTAGTAGTTAGACGAGCCTTTAAACTGCATTTGGTTTTGAACTGTTCCTCGATACGTTGAGGCTTTCCACGTCGTTGGCAGCACGCCGTCATACGGCACGATGTCTTTGATCGAGGCGGTTGAATCACTCACGTCTAAATCCTCTGCCAGCTTTGCTCGAATCCGCGTCGCGTAAGGGCTTATAAAACTGCCAATAAGGACGTATGCCCATGTGTACGAATAAGTCGCGTCGATTGCTGGAGGCCTGCCTGTGATCAGCATTCCAGCACGACCAGCGTATGCGCTTTGTAGCACGCCGAGATAATCATCCCCGACGAGATTTGTGGTAGCAGGAAATGCAATGAGATCGTCATACGAATCGAACCGTATTCTCGCAGCGGCAATCCCTGCCGTTTGCACTTTGCCAACGTCCCCTGCTAATATCGCGGAATTAGCTATTCCATATGCACCTCGACCAGAGTCCCAAATTTTTGTTCCACTCGCATCTTGAGTATTGTCCTGCGTTGGGGGCGATCCGTACACCGCTCTACTGGTCTGGAGAATTCCGGTGCGTTGCGTTTGTCCTACGGTGACTGCATTGACGGAATCGTTTGGAGGAAAATCACCACCAATATCCACAACTGCTCCACCCAACTGCACGGCTGTTCCAGCCCGTATAAAACTCGTCGCGTAGACCCAAACAAATTCATTTTTGGCTTGTTGGCGGTTGATGTTTGCCGCATATAATTGTGCGTTTTGTTCAACATAATTAACTGCGCCAGCCATTGAATTATGCTCGGCCGCATTAAGTAATCTACTTCTTCCTTTGTGAGCGAAATCAATCGGCATCTTCTGCATCCTCTTCTGATTCGTTCGCGTTTGGTTGGTTAGCATTCGGTGGAAGACCGACACGTTCGGGTATCACGTTATCCCAAACACCGTAGTAGTACACTTGCTCTTCATAAGCGGCCATAGGAACCTGAAACGTCAAGCCAGTGACTAAATCCATTTGTGGCAGGTTGAAAAACCACATGTAATTCCAGCCTTCAATCGTTTTTATGGAGCCGTTTTGGCTCCAGTACCATGTCCTGGCGACATCAAATTCAAATGTCAGACTCACAAGGTCTGCGTTCGTTTGTCCGGAAACGCCTTTAAATAACACTTCACCTTTTTTAAACCCGCGAAACGCTGTGTTGTTTATCGTTCCCGTCAGGTTTGACCAGCCGGCGATTTTTTCTTCCGTAATATCAACTGGGTTAAACTTGTGCGTTTCAGTAAACGACAGAGTAGGGACGACAACATCGACTCCTGCGGGTCCGTCTTCGGAGACGTTTATTAATCCGTCAAAATCAGGTGGGCTTGTCCAAGGATTCCTATCGAAGTCGATGGCGGTTTCTGTGTTTAACGAACGAAAGCGAGTCTGCGTTTTACCAGTGGTAGTCCATGAGACATCGGTCACGTACCGTAACGATTCCTCCAGACTATATTCGACGGTGACTTCCCAAAACTCATGGTCTTGAGGATCACATTCAATAGATGCCCGCAGCAAACCCCGGTGGGCGGTTGGGGCTTCTTTCTCAACCTCTTTGATAACGTCAGCCTCGTCCGTTGTACCCCACACGTTGTAAATTTTTGTCGTGGTTGGGGCAGTCGAACTAAGAACCGTATTTCCGGAAGTGACTTTTTCGGTAATCTTTACTGCCATGTTAGATTCCTATTGGTTGCTTGCGTGCTACGAGCCGTTTGTTTCATGAAGTTGTTCATCGAGGTTAGTTTGTCTATAACCTTCGATTCATACGTTACGGCTCCGCGTCCGAAGATATCGCGAATATTGCTAATGTTTGATGCGGCTCCGAATGCGCCCTGCATACCCATCGAAATGGCTTGTGCGGCTTGATCCATTCCAGTGCCGATATCGCCGAGGTTGTTGTTCATCGTGTCTAGCTGAGGGATATCGATATCGGGAATGTCAGCGTTCTCAATTCCGTTTTTGAAACCCTCACCAATTGCCGGTTCGTAGTTCTCCAGCATTTCTCCAAGACCCGTCATTCCAGCACCGCCGAGTTGATCGACCACGCCTTCTTCTTCATCTTTCTTTTTCTTGGCGGCTAATGCCTGCTGCTCAAGTAACTTGAGTTCCTCCTGAAGAGCGCGTTCCTGCTCTCTGTTTTTCATAGCCTGCTCACGACGAGCCTTTGCTGATTCATCGTGATGACTAAACAGTCCGATGATAGTCTTGTTGGCTCTGTCTTCAATTTGTGCCTGAACTTCGTCAGCCTTTTTATCAATATTAGCGCGCTTCTTTTCATATTTATCGCTAACTTCATCAGCCCAATTATCTATCTCCCGCGAATTCATACCTATCAGTCCACCGGTTATGAAGTTCAGCGTTCCAGCGATTATTGAACCGATCATCATGAAAGTACCTTCGATCATTTGGGCGACCCAAGTAAAGAAATGCGCTATCTGTTCCATAACCCAGTAGAAGCCCTGCGCTAACCATTGACCCGGTTTAATTAGTAACATTGCCAACGCAGCAACAAAGTCTTTTGCTGTATTTGCAACAGCATCCCACGAAGAAGCAAACCCTTCTTTCAGCCAGTTCCAAAACTTCGCCCAGATCAGTTCTAAAGCTTTGATTGCGATCTTGCCGACTAACTCCATGTCGCCTGCCTGCCACGCGGCTACGATTCCGTTGTACGCTGTCTTTCCTGCGTCCGCGATTTCTCCAAATACTTTTGTCGACCGCTTTCCGAATTGGTCGAACGACGACCCAGCTTCCGAAAAGAAATACATAAACGCGGCAGCGGCGGCTAACGCTACACCTATTAGCAGTCCAAACCCTTGGGTTAATATCACGCCGACGATAAAACCTAGCACCGAAAGTACCGCGTTAAACGCAACAGTAATTGCGGTCCAGGCGGCGGTTAAAGCTGCGCCAATTACCAGTATTGTTTTGTAAAGAACCAATGCGCCAACAACTATGCCAATTACTGCTGCAAATTGCTCGAACAATGACATGCCCGTGTCAACGACCATATTGAAAAGTAAGAAGCCGGCAACAATCATCGAAATCAGCGGGAGCATTGGAGCCATTACGCCCCATACCATTGGTACAACCTTCAACAATCCTAGAAATCCGAATTGAATTGTTTTGATTAGCACGCTACCTAAGCTTACGACCATCGGCGTGATGATACCTAATAAGACGCTAAACACTTTCAACGCCGCACCACCAGTAATTAAGCCGACTGCTAATTTAGCGAACGTAACGACAAGCTCTTTATTGTTCGCGATGAACTCCGTCATACTATCTAATGTTTCTTTCAATGATTTCGACCAATCCACCATTGTGTCGGCAAGTGCCATGCCGAGTTCTAACATCATGTCTTTCGCGGTTTGAACCAGGCGGTCAAAATCTTTTCCGAGTGTTTGGTTAAACAACTGAAACATAGCGTCAGCCGCACCGGTTTTGTTTGCCATGAAGTCCATGTTAGTTGTCAGTTTTTCGACATTATCAATAACAGGAAGCAAAGCTTGGGCGGCACGGATATCTCCAAAAAGTACCTTTAAAGCTTTCTGACGCGGACCTTCTGCTAGTGCATCTGTTCTCTCTTTAATAAGCTTTAGGAACTGTATTATGTCGCCGGATTTCCTTATTGCCGAAATATCGAATGTCTCGCCAAACAGTTCTTTAAATACTTTGTCGGCTTCGGCGGCAGGAGCCATCATTGAGGCAAACGCCTGACGCAGGCCATTAATCGCTTTGTCAGCCGCAATGTTTGCTGTTGTAACGAGTGCAAGCGTTGCTCCTAAATGCTCAATAGGGACTCCAGCCTGTTTAGCAAATGATGTCGCCGTACCGATACTGTTAGCGAGTTCTTCGTAATTAAGTTGACCACGCTTAACTGTCATAAACAGAGTGTCCGATATATCTACCGCCTTCGATGCTGACATCCCGTAAGCATTCATGATCCCTACGATCACTTTGGTTGTTGTCGCAACGTCAGTAATACCACCGATTGACGCTTTGACGGCTGATTCTAACGTGGTTAACGCATCCTCTGCTGGTACAGTCGCTGACAGAATTCTATAAAGTCCATCGGCAAGCTCGTCCGTACCCACACCGAACTCTTTGCTCATCCTCCGAATCGAATCTGTAAAGTTCTCCATATGCGCTTTGGGATCATCGAGCATAGTCGCAACCTGCGTCATCTGCTTTTCGAACGCCATAAACGTCTTGCCGGCAACGGCCGTGGGAATTGCCATCAACGCTCCGGCTTTCATCATTCCCATGGCAACGGTATCTACCATGCGGCCGAATGCTTTTAGCTTGGCTCCGGCTTTATGCAGACCCTGTGTCATGCGATCCCGGAGAAGTAATTCAACAACTGCCTGACCGGCAAGAGATCGAAGTGCCATTATCTATACCTCCCCGCCGCAGCGGAAACCTGTTGATAGAATACTCCCTTGAGAGCGTTAGGAAGTTTGCTACGACGAAGCAGTTCCGGTAGGAATGTTTCGAACGTAGTAACAAAGGCCGGTCGCAGGTATGGTCGTGCTTTATACCGCACGTTTTTACGAATCAAGTCTTCAGGTAGCTTAGAGATTTTAAGCCGACCTGATTTGCTTGTTTTCCAATTGACTAATATTGACTGCCTGCCACCATATTCAAGTAAATGTGCGGCCTTTCCTTTACCAATCTTCGTCGTTTGAATCTTTACGTTTCGCCTGCGAACGTCTGTTTCGAAACGCAACGAATTCTTTAAGCCGCCATAATGATTTTTTGGAGGCTTGCCTGGCTTTGCATAACGCCAGGAATGATATCTCATGCCGTTGTACCAGACTTTTTTACGGTCGATTACACGGCGTTGGTTTTTGCGGCCTAACAAGTTTTTAGCCGTGGTTCTCACGTACGCACCGAACCGGCTTAGAATAATCCGATACTCGCGTTCCACGCGGCGTTCGTACTTCGAGTTGTTAACATGAACCTGCTTGAAACTCGCAAAGAACTCTATGCCGCCGGTAACGCTTTTCGATGCGTCACGGAAAGCTGATCTCATCAACTTGCGTGACGCATCGTTTGGCGTTCTCGGAGATTTAATCTTTGGAAACGGGTTCATGCTGCTCGAAGCTCTTTCGGTCTGGATCGCCTTTTGGAAGCAATGCCTTTAGCCATGTAATGTCACCCTTTTTCTTCGTCACCTTTTTGCGACTGTGAAGCGGATGAAACTCGTGTGGCTGTCTGGCCTTTGCATTCTTTTTGCGATTCATGTTGACATGCAAACACAGTATGTTTGCTGTATGCCACCATTCGGCATCCATCTTTCCGTCTGCCATCCATGACAACTCGCGGAAAGTAAAACGGTCAGGGTTTACTCCGATGTAGCCGGCGATTCGATAGAGTTCAGCCCAGAGATTACGCTTTTTACGCCGTTCTCCCGTAGCTCCTCCATCTGACTCTCCAGCTTCGAATCGATCCTTTCGTCGTCCAGAATCGCGATCATTTCCTGGTGACTGCGATCCATGTGACTGGTTGCCTTTGCCCACATCTTCTTCATGAATTCCCTCTTTCGAGGGTTCGGGAAAAAATCCACTAGAGCCTCTACTAACGCTCCTACTGCATCATTTAGACAGTCACCGGCAAGTGACCTTCCAAATTCCACATCGGAGATATTCGCAGTGTCTAGTTGTTCTTTCAATGCGAGGTAAAGCACATCGATTGCCAGCACAATATCTTCTGCAATTCGCTGAAGAGTTTCATGAACCTTCTCATCGAGAAGGTCAATCTCTAACTCTTTTTTAATTTGCTTGATACTGTACACATCAAGAGTGACAACCCAGTTGCGACCGTTAAGGTCTGAAAAATTAGCCATCTGTTCGCCCCATTAAAAAACTAATTAGCCAGTTACCGAATACCAAGCAGGAGCAGTCGCCGAGTAAGTCGTTTGCACGGTCACATCGACAGTCATTGCCTCTTCGAGGTTTTCATTAATGCTAAAATCTGAAACAGTGAAATACGATTTCAAACCCTGAACGGTATCACCAGAGGCTGGTGGATCAGTTCCATCTAGAATCTTGAGTCGTACATCGGTGTTATTCATGAATGCATCTTTGACGGCGGTAAAGTCTGCGTCACCGGTGTCGTAAACCATGCTAAAAGACACGGAGCCTTCCTTCAGGGTCGACACAGTCTGCCGCCAGCCATCGCCGCCTCGGACAGTTACGTCTGCCGTTGCTTTTGTGAGTGACAAAGAAACGTCACGAATGTTATCCATTTCGACGTACGTTGAATCATCGGTCGATGTTTCGCGATACATCTTTGCGTTTAAGCCCAGTACATAAGCCATGAGTGTGGCTCCTATTTAATTTCGAGATATGTGGAAGTAAGAACTGCGACAAACTCATTTCGCTCGGCTAAAGCTTCGAGGTCATATGCGGGGTCGTTTTGAATCCCCTGATAACCGGCCGTGCCGATTGAAATAAAACGCAGTGCATCACGAACTTCTTGAACGAAGTAAAGTTCCGACGAAATATCAGGCGAAGCACTCGGCGTGATCGGAATCCGCACAACGATGTTCAGCGTGTAGATGAACTGTTCTTTGGAGCGACTGACCGTGCTTGCCTGCATCCCGTTGGGGAATACCGAAATCTCGACCCCAGAAAGTTCTTCCCGCTCGAAGTCGGGGAGATAGTTCCGGCTTACCGAAAAAGACTTACTAAATGACTGGCTACTCAAACGAGTAACCACACCATCGGCTAAGGCTGTAAGTGACGATGTTGACATTTAGCTTGTCCACTTGGTATGAACGCGAAGAATCTTTCCATACGGGTCGGAGTATCGGTAGTACCTGCCACCGCCAGGATTCGTAACGGGGTAAGTCCGCTCGATGCCATTGACGGTTTCGGTAATCGTGTCCCCTCGCTCGGGTCGCGTTTCAGCACCGCTTAAATTCAGCTCGGAAGCTGGAAACATGAAGTCCCGGCTCTCGACTGATTCCATGTAGCCATCGCCGCTCGTCTCAACGAATTGAGTGCTGGACGGCACAGCCACTACGGTGATGTTGCTTTCGCCACGAGCGTATTTGATGGTTACGCCCGCAGCGGATTGCAACTGTTTGAAATTCGACTCAAGTGAGTTGGCAATGCTCATTAGGTTAAGATTGCCTGCGTGTTAGGAATGCTATCGGTGGTTACGATTTCAATTCCGAAAGAATCCGAGGGGTACGGGGCTGGCGCACCCGTGGCATTTGTGGCTGTACGCGATGCCTGCAATTGGTGCAAGCTTCGTCGTGAACAGGCAATTAAATTGGGTCCTCGGCCGGCAGGGAACAGGCTGATAGCTTTTGAGATAAGCTCATCAGTTAAACCTTTTCCACTGTCTTCGGTCAGGTTACAAATACGAGCGGCACTGTAACTGGAGCCGTAGATCAGCCCACAGTAACCAGTGACGGCAGTGTAGTAACTCGGGAACGTACCGGTTGCAGAACCAATGGTTCGCGAAATCACAGTATCGTCGGCGGTGATAACACCGCTGTTACCCCACGCTACCTGTGTATCGTTGAACCCAGTGCGAATTAAGTAGCAACTGCTACCTTCGCCTGCTGCCGTTCCTGTTGCATCTACGACCATGGAGTCAGTGATTGCATCGAGTTCGTCGCCTAACCCAGCAAATCCGTTTGCGTCAGCCGAGCCGTTAATAAGCTCACTTTCGATGTTGAACATCATGCTTTGAAGATGGTTACGCATCTGCAAAGCGATGAAAGCACTTTCACCAAGACGGTAACCGCGAGCCAGAGCGATATCGATATTGAACGATGCATCAGCAATCGCCAGATCGACACTCACTTGTTCAAAGGTCGCCACGTCATTTTGAGTACCGTCATTAGCGGCTCGGAACCCAGTAACCGGATTCGCTGTTTTGCGCATATAGCGGAGCTGCGTACCGTCAACAGAGAAGGCACTGAGTCGTCTCAGCACTGGAGAATCCTCCAGGACATCCGAAACGTCGAAGCTAAGGTCTGAGTCATTAAACTGCAAAACCTTTGCTGAAGTCATATAGTCCGGTGTATCGGCCATTTATATGTTCCTTGTTTGATAGGGGGGGGTGGGGGTGTGTTAGCCATTAAGTTGGGATTCGATCTTTGCGGCCATGTTGGCGACAAAGTCTGATTCGATTCCCTGCTTTTTGAGTTCATTGACTCTGCGTTGTTGCTCAGAAACTTCAACAGGCGGCTCGTCTGAGAAGCTCAAAGGAGCATCCTCACCACGATCTGACGTTCTGAGGTTTGCGACCTCGTCACGCAGGCTGTTGTTTTCTTCCTGAAGCGTGGCAACTTTGAGTGCAAAACATTCGTTGATAGATTTGCCTTCGATAAACCAAACGGCTCCCTGATCAGCACCAAAAAGTTCGATGTAGCGTTTGCCTTCAGCCTGAGATAGCTGGGCATCCGCTGGTTCAGCCTGTTCTTGTTCAGGTGACTCAGCGACCACTTCTTGCTCTTCGACGTGATCTTCGGCTTCTGGTTGCTCGACGGATTCTTCCACAGCCTCTTCGGTAGCAACTACTGCTTCCTCTTCGACTGCATCTTGAACTGCGTCTTCGCTCATCTGCGTCTCCTTCACTTCGACTAAAAATTCATTGCCCTTGTCGGACAACACTACGGATTCTGTGGACGAGTCTGCGCCGTATGGCGTAATAGCGACTCCCCTCAGCGGCCAACTGCGAATCACGGTCGCAGGACCGGTAAACTGTTTTTGATTGACGGAGAACTGCGTTCCTTCGCTGACGTTCTCAACGCGGATACCGTCCCCTCCGAAATTGATAGAAGCCTGCCAGGGAATGCCTGCTTTGGCTTTGCGTGCGATATCGCCGGCACGGTCGTCTTCAGAGAAACTGACGAGCTTTCCGCTGGCGACCAGACCTTCCGGGCTTTCTTCGAATTGGTCTAAGTACCCTATGATCTCGCCGGTATCATGATTGAAATCAATTGGTATCTTTGGAGCGACATTCATTCCGCTCATGTCGTGGATGGTTTGTTGACCCCAGTACCAGTGTTCGATTGCACCGCTGGATCGAGCCAGCAAACGAACATCGTATTCGGTAACGGGACTGTCGGCGTTTTCCGATTCAGTAAAACTGATTTCGCCGGATGTGAAACGCAGGGCTTCTGCGCGTACTTTCTTTTGGGTCATAGTTCTTCCTCGCGATCTACGATTTCGATTGCCTGACGTTGGATTTCTTCACCTGCCTGATCAGCGTCAAGCGGCACGCCGGCAATGTCGACAATGATTCCCGCTTCGGCCATGTACTTCTGCTCGTCGGAGAGTTGGTCAACAACGTCACGGAATTCTTTACCGTGTCGTTCGCGGACTACCATCGAGCGTGTTTTCAGGCCGTTGTTGATGGCCGCGATGTCGGCGTTAATTTCTTGTAGCGGATTCCACCAAGGTGTTCCGTCCGCAACCCATTCCCAGTTCAACTGGCCGAGTGTCAGGCCACGCGGAAGCTTTAGCGTTCCGTCTGCGATGAACAGCTTCATACGCCAGCCGGTGATGTGATCTAGCAGTTCACTGAGTTGTGCTTGTTTCGCTTTGCATGCTTTTTCGTAATGAATAAAAGCCGAGCGGCTCCCGAAGAAGTTTGTATAGCCCTCGTCATAAAAACTGTAAGGGATATCTAAGGCTTTAAGAGACAGACTCGTCATGGCCTGCGTGAAATGTTGGAATTCCGTGGACGGTGTTTTGCTTTCAATAATCTCGGCCGAGTCGCCAGGATCCATGTCCAGAAGAACTGGTCCTTTGCCCATGTCAACTTTGTAGCCAGCTTCATCGGTTTTGGTGTATTCTCCAAAAGC